ACTCTTTGCTAGGTCGATTATTGTTTGTGGATTTGTTTCTATATTGTATGAGTTGAGAGTGCGTAGTGAATTTGCTTGCTCCTTAGTTATCTTCCCTGTAGCAACTAACGTCTTTAAGGTAGCCTCATCTACACCTCTTCTAGTAGCACCTGCTATAGCTCTTGCAGAGCCTCTAACACTCATTGATGGCCTACCACCTGCTGATAAAGGCAACCCTTCAAGTGGAGCTAAAAATTCAGCAATAGCTGGTAGCCACTCCTTAGCTTTTTCAGTCTTAGGAGACCAAGTACCCAAGTCTAACCCTTGAGTCATGCGAAGTTCAAAGAAGTCTGCAAAGTCTTTCTGTATGGCAGGGTCTTTAAAATCATCTCTCTTAAAAATCTCCTTCATCATTCCTGAAAGCAACTCTCTTCCACCATACTCAACAGCAGCAAGAGACCCACCAGCACCACCAGTTACAAAGCCTGTGGTAGCACTAGTAGTTATAGTAGCCGCCACATCTAATGCGCCTAATACGTTTTCGCCTATGTCCACAACTTGCTCAAATACTGACCTGTCAGCTATCCTTTTTGCTTCCTTAGCCTTGTTGTAATTATCTTTCTCAGCACGAAGCTCTAGAACGATATTACTAGGTACGTCACTATTCATGACCTCTTCCATACCTTGTAGCTGGTCTTGGAAGTAACTTAAATTCTCTTCTTCCTTTACCCTTTCTTCATCTTGCAAATCTTCTTGATCAAGCCTTCCATTGATTATGCCAATAACATCTTGAACATTTGAGTAGTACCCTTGTTGGTACTTCATACTACACCTCCAAATTCATCCTCTTCTTCTTCTTCTTCTACTTGGTCAAACAAAAGTGCATTATCATTACCAACACCGTAATCTTGCATTTTCTTAAGTGCATCATCATCTATGTTAAAGTCTTGTGGTGTTTGTGTACTTGGTGGTGTTTGAGTTTTTATCTCTTCCTGTACTTGTTCTGGGCTTGGTATCTCTATATTTCTTTCTAGGAATACACCATCATCAAAGTCATAAAGACCTAATACATCTTGTGTAATAATGTTTTGTGGATTTAGTCCTCTATTGGTAGCAACAACAGTTAGGTTATCAATAGTATCAGACATCTGCATTGCGTTTTCATTGTACCTTGCGGCAGCAGCATTTATTAAATTAGTTCTTTGTGTATCATCTAGTAAGTCTCCCTTTAACAAGTTTTCTACTAATTTTTTAGCTTTACCAGAAAGGCTAAGAACGAGTTTACCTAAATCTATTTCGCCTGTTAAAACTGCACTGTTAGGGTCTCCAGCCTTAAAGTAGTTAATCATTAAGGCAATATCAGCTTGATTTGTTTTCTTCTTTGATAAGGTAATCATAGTAGCCAGAGCATCTTTTCTAGCACCATAAACTTTAAAAGCGTCAGTAAATTCTTTTCTAAGATTATCTTCAGCAGCATTAATATCCTGTTGGTTAAATAACTTCCCTGCTACTCTAGCTGCTTGCTCAGCTTGTGCTTCTTCAAGCTGTGTAGTTCTCAAAAGTAAGTCTTTTACTTTTATCTGCCCTTCCAAAAAGCTATTTTTCATAGCTATCCTGTCTTTAGCTAAGGTACTTGAACCCTTTAGAATATCTTGCAAAAGTGCTGGGTTGTTTGTTTCTCTGTATGAATCAGTTAGTTCATTTATAAGAATCTGCTTAGTTGCAAAAGGAGATTTGTTTGGTTCAAACATAGGGTCATTAACAACACGTTTTAATACATCCTGCCGTATCTCACTAGCCTCCTCCTCCATAGTAGGAAAAAGCTCTTGCCTTAATCTGTTACCAATCAAGCCAGCAGCAGCCCCACCAATCTGATTGTAAGGTTGGCTTTGTGCACCTCTGGCAGCCGCCATCATAGATTGTCGTCTTTTTGCTTCAGTGTCGCCAAGTATGGCGTTACTGTTAAATATACTTTTAATAATTCTAGCCATTATAATTACCCTTTAAAACATGTCGCTTAATGATCCACCAGACTTACCATAGCCACCACCATATCCTGAAGCAAAGCCACTTACGGCAGACGATAATAAACCCTCCTGACCTGCAACTGGAGCATATGCACCAGCCGCTGCCTTAGCCCTTGCTTCCTCAAGGCCAGCAGCCTGACCAATCAAGTTCTGCTCGATACCTAATACGTTAGACAACGTACCAAACGCACCCTGATAGCCACCCATTAGGTTAGCTAGTTGCTGTTGCTGTGCTCCTACGTTAGCTCCGTAACCTTGTAAGGCCTGACCAAACATCTGTGCTTGCTCACCCTGTGCCATTTGTCTAGCTTGCATGGCACTGTTAATAAGTGCTTGTGCCTGTGCTTCAGCTAGTCCTGCTGCCTCTGGCTGTACGCCACCTAACTGTAAGCCAAGGCGACCAGAGCCAAATAGGTCTGACTTCAGTTGTGTACGCTGCTCTTGGAATACTGGGTCTAGCATAGCCTGTTGCTCTGCAAAGTATTGTGCAGTTCTATCCTGTATACCCTGATCAAACTGGAATCTGTCTACAGGCTGTTGGGCTTGTGTTAGATATTGTGACAAGAATGGTTGAGCCTGTTGAGCACCAAATTGGTAAAGGGCTTGCAACTCAGGGGACAACTCTTGAGAGAATGTATACTCCCCAGTCTTTTCGTCTATGCTACCCTTAGCAGTACCAGCTAGACTGGTGTACCCAAAGGGTTGAAACATAGCCCCTTTCTTTTCTTGTAAGCCGGGGGCTTGGCCTCCTAGCATTGAACCTATTGAATCACCCATTATTTATTACCTCTTTGATTAATCCAGACCTGACGACACAAACCGTCTAGGCACTTTTCTGTACTATAATAATTAAATCCATACATCTCTAAGAATTTCCTATGTTTGTTATCGTCAATGTCGTGTAAGGCGCATAGAATGCTGTAGTCTTTCATTAAACAATCAAGTGCCTTGTGTAACTCTATCTTTGTTGTTTTATTCCACTTGTAAACGTCACAGTGTATAAACAGTAAACCTTCAACTGGCTCAAGATACAGGGTAAAGCTGTCTTGCTCTACTACAGGTATCTTGTAATCTTGTTTAGATTGCGTTCTTTCTGTAGCCATAATACAAGTTACCACTACTAAAGTTTTGACCAGTCCAAGCAATCTTAAACTTAGTTATAGCTGCACCTGCATCCGCCCAGCCATTAGCAGTACCCATAGCAGCGTCAGCACCATAACCACCTTCAAGGAATAACTTACCTGTAGCTGGTATAGTCACATGTAGCTTTGCCCAGTTATTACTTACGTCAGACTCATCCATAGCAAATGGAAAGCCACCACTACCAGCCCCTTCATATTCCTGTATTCTTACATTTGCCATACCATTCCAATCAACATAGCTAAACAACAAGCCACCACTGTAGTCACCACTTGCTAAGTAGCCACCAGAGGTTGAAAACTGTGCTCTTAAGAACACCTCAAAGTTAGATGTGCTGTTACTAGAATTAGTATCTTCTACTAATAGGATTAGCTCAGATATGTCTGTGTCAGGTAAAGTAATCTCTTTCTCTGAACCAGATAATGCACCTGCATCAACGTAAATAAAACCAGTGTTTATACCAGTAAGGTTTGAACCACCACCATAAAACTCTGTAGCTCGTACATTTCCAACTACATCTAATTTAAAAGATGAATCAGGGGTAGCTGTACCAATACCTACGTTATCGTTAGTAGTACCATCTACAACCAGTACATTTGTGTCTACTACTACGTCACTTGCAGTAACAGTAGTACCAGTAATAGTAGTGGCAGTAAGAGCAGCAGGAGTAGTACCACCAATTACAGTACTATCAATATTACCACTATCAATATCTACTTTACTTATATCTACTTCACCAGTACCATTAGGTGTAAGTACAATGTTACCATCAGTATCTGTACTGCTAATAGTATTGCCATTAATATTAATGTTATCAACTGAAACTGTAGTTACAGGGTTAGATGCACCAATACTACCACCATTGATAGCTGTACCATCCATTGTACCACCATCAATATCTGGTGTGTTTATGTCACCATTAGTTAATGTACCACCTTGCTCGTCAGTTTTACTATTTACTGCTGTTCTTACAAGACTGTACTCGTCATCAATCTCTGTACCACTTACAATTTTATTAGCATCACCAGATAGTAACGCATCTTTAGCTGCGAAGTTAGTACCTTTAACGTAATCACTCATTATATAATCCTACCTTGTTTTGCATATATATCTAGTTTCTGCACACTTAGTTGTGCACCATTAATTTCAGCCTCTACTCCTATCTGTACGATAGAACCAGAACCATTTACAGGAGAATCGATTCTATCTAGTGATATACCACCTGTATATTCTGATACACCACTCTCTGAATCAGTTGGTATACGCAACCCATTACTACCATACTCACCTATACCAAACTCTGTTACTGCTAATTCTTGAGTTGTGAATGGAAATGTAAAGTAATTTGTGGTATAATCGTATCCTACTTTTATATTAAATGTTTGTTTGCTACTACCTATTGCAGTACATGCTACTCGTTTAAGTATCTTAATAGCATTAGGTATACTTAAGTCAAAATGATTTGTGTAGTATTCTATGTTATATGTTTCGTCATTGTCGTTAAAACCAAAATACTTAGCAAGACCATCTACTTGTGCAAGATATAAAAGTTTAGTGGTAGGGTCATACATATAGCTTTTATGTGTAAGCCCTGACCAAGTAGTTGCTCGTAAAGACGCATCTTCTAATGTACCTCTCATATCAAATATATACTGTATCTTTGACGTAGGAAAATCTAATAAGTAAAATGCACCTTCTGGATAATAAACAGAGTTTATATCTTGAAACTCATCTTCTTGATCTACTGCGTCTAAGAATACATCTCGTATATTCCTAGACAAATCAGACAAAGGTTGTGATTTCTCTTGCACTGTTCTACCTAGTGATCGTAAACCAGTAGAAGATAAAAACAATACATCATCACCTGTATTTTGTATTGACTTTGTAGCTATACAACCTACACCACTAATTACTTCCACTAAACGTAAAGTATTTACATCAAAGCTACCCTGAAAACTATCAGCATCTTCGTAAATAATAATGTTATTTTTGCAAAAGATAATCAATCTACCATTGTGTTCAGCAAGCCCTGTAATTACGTCAGAGCCTTTAGGAAGGACACCTGATACGTTTAGACTACCTGCATTACCAGAACCCCACTTAGCTCCATTCAGGAGGTCTGAGAAGTATACTGTAGTCTTATTAGACGCTGTACTTGCAGCCCATAACCTACCAAACGCAGACATGACAATACCTGCTTGTGGAGCTGTACCATCATAATCAACATGGTTTTCTATAGACTTAAACTCATCTGCTGTAGACTCGTTAGTGTAGTATAATGGCTTGTAACCTTGTTGGAAAAAGTAAGCCCTATCGTTTAGAGTTACTGCTTGCCAATCACCATTTGTAATTGTATCGCTAGTAGTAGGTGTAATAGTAGTAAGTGTATCTACACCTTTATAAAAGGTAGTAGCATTCCAAGATACTATAGTATTAGTACCTACGACATCTAAGAATGGGTGCATACCTAACAAGTTAGTGCCTGTACCATTTGTAGTGGTTACATACTTCCAACCCTTACGAGCACCTAGTCTACCAAACCTATCTATTACGCAGTTGTTAGCTCGTAACGCAAATCTAGGATCATTAGCAACAGAAGACTCTTGAGTGTTTAACCCTAAAAATGCTGGAGATACTAATGATGTAGTTAATAATTTTTTAGCCATATTATGCTGTACTCACTAGGAATGGTGTTTCTTCAAAGGTTAGAATACATGATACGCCTGTAGAACCTGCATCACCTGTAATAGTGTAACCAGACTCTAACATTACATACCCACCATCAGTTTCTAATTGTATGTATTCGCCTGAACCTAAAGACTTAGAACCTATAACTGTAATGGTAGAACCATTTTCAATCTTAATATGTACATCACTAATTGTAGAGCCTGTACCATTAGATACAAATGCTAATATC